CAGGAGGGCTGCATGAGACGACAGCGACGAAGTATCACCGACATAATCTGTGAAAACTGCAAATACCTTCCAACGAAACACTCCAGAAATAAACGCAAGCCAATCCCAAAAGAATCTGACGTAAAAACCTTCAACTACACGGCTCACCTGTGGGATATCCGGTGGCTAAGACATCGTGCGAGGAAATGACAATGGATTATTCACAGTTAAGTGATTTTGAAATTAACGTGGCGGTATTCGAAGCCATTCATAACGGATCACCGGATTACAAAGAAGGTGAGAATGGCGATATGGTGTTTGTCTCATTTGAGGGAGACATTGTAAACGGAGACGCAGTTGAAGTAGAAGTTGAGCGCGGATCCTTTAACCCATGCGTAAACCCAGCAGACGCATGGCCGATTATTGAAAAATACAGGATTAGCATTATCAATCTCGATGAAGACGAGTGGGGTGCACGCGGTGTGGCCTACTGTAAATCTAAGCGAGCTATACATGAAAATCCCCTCCGCGCCGCCATGATTGTCTTTCTCATGATGCAGAGAATCCAATAATGCTTAGCCCATCCCAATCCATTCAATACCAGAAAGAAAGCGTCGAGCGGGCTTTAACGTGCGCTAACTGCGGCCAGAAGCTGCATGTGCTGGAAGTTCACGTGTGTGAGCACTGCTGCGCAGAACTGATGAGCGATCCGAATAGCTCAATGTACGAGGAAGAAGACGATGGCTAAACCAGCGCGAAGACGATGTAAAAACGATGAATGTCGGGAATGGTTTCACCCTGCATTCGCCAATCAGTGGTGGTGCTCTCCAGAGTGTGGAACCAAGATAGCACTCGAACGACGAAGTAAAGAACGCGAAAAAGCGGGAAAAGCAGCAGAGAAGAAACGACGACGAGAGGATCAGAAACAGAAAGATAAACTTAAGATTCGAAAACTCGCCTTAAAGCCCCGCAGTTACTGGATTAAACAAGCCCAACAAGCCGTAAACGCCTTCATCAGAGAAAGAGACCGCGACTTACCATGTATCTCGTGCGGAACGCTCACGTCTGCTCAGTGGGATGCCGGGCATTACCGGACAACTGCTGCGGCACCTCAACTCCGATTTGATGAACGCAATATTCACAAGCAATGCGTGGTGTGCAACCAGCACAAAAGCGGAAATCTCGTTCCGTATCGCGTCGAACTGATTAACCGCATCGGGCAGGAAGCAGTAGACGAAATCGAATCAAACCATAACCGCCATCGCTGGACTGTCGAAGAGTGCAGGGCCATCAAGGCGGAGTATCAGCAGAAACTCAAAGACCTGCGAAACAGCAGAAGTGAGGCCGCATGACGTTCTCAGTAAAAAACCATTCCAGACATGCTCGTTGAAGCATACGGAAACCAGACAGAAGTAGCACGCAGACTGAAATGTAGTCGCGGTACGGTCAGAAAATACGTTGATGATAAAGACGGGAAAATGCACGCCATCGTCAACGACGTTCTTATGGTTCATCGCGGATGGAGTGAAAGAGATGCGCTATTACGAAAGAATTGATGGCAGCAAATACCGAAATATTTGGGTAGTTGGCGATCTGCACGGATGCTACACGAACCTGATGAAAAAACTGGAGACGATAGGATTCGACACCAAAAAAGACCTGCTTATCTCGGTTGGCGATTTGGTCGATCGCGGTACAGAGAACGTCGAATGCCTGGAATTAATCACATTCCCCTGGTTCAGAGCTGTACGTGGAAACCATGAGCAAATGATGATTGATGGCTTATCAGAGCGTGGAAACGTTAATCACTGGCTGCTTAATGGCGGTGGCTGGTTCTTTAATCTCGATTACGACAAAGAAATTCTGGCTAAAGCTCTTGCCCATAAAGCAGAAGAACTTCCGTTAATCATCGAACTGGTGAGCAAAGATAAAAAATATGTTATCTGCCACGCCGATTATCCTTGTGACGAATACGAGTTTGGAAAGCCAGTTGATCATCAGCAGGTAATCTGGAACCGCGAACGAATCAGCAACTCACAAGACGGGATCGTGAAAGAAATCAAAGGCGCGGACACGTTCATCTTTGGTCATACGCCAGCAGTGAAACCACTCAAGTTTGCCAACCAAATGTATATCGATACCGGCGCAGTGTTCTGCGGAAACCTAACATTGATTCAGGTACAGGGAGAAGGCACGTGGGCATAAGAGAACTAAACCTCACCAAAGAACAGCATGAGTGGCTGAATGGCTGGCTTGAACTGTGGGGCGCATGGGTTTATTCAGGTCGTCTGGAAAAGCGCATGAGCAGCGTAATAGCGAAGTTCATGGAGAGCGTAGAGCCGGGAAGAGTTATGACAAGGCCAATGTGTAATGATGATGATGGAATGTTGATTTCTCAGGTCGTCGATTCCGTCATGTACATTGACAAGAAAGCCTTTGGCATCCTCCTCAGCTACTACGCTCATGGTTCATCTAAGCGAGCAATTGCATCCTACTATCACGCGACTGCAAAGCCACGCAAGATGTGTGGACGTGGTGGCGAGGGATGGAGAAAACCTTCACTGGCAACCTGTAGAAACGAAATTGACGACATCCTGAAAGCGTCGTTATTTGTTTTGTACCAGCCAATGCAAAATGCTTTCAAAATGCGTAAACGTGTTGAGAAAGTTAAGCATGTTGCTGTTAAAAGCCTTGACATGCAATTATCCATTTAGCCATAATTAGAAGGTAAGCTGCCGTTAGTGACTCTTAAGTTGCAACGGTGGCTTTTTTTGTTTGCACAACAGGTAAGAGCATTGAACCCGCAGACCTCGCGGAATTGGTGAAAGGTGCCGCGCAGTGCTCTTATCGTTGTGGTGAAGCTCAATGGCGAGCTAGCAGATAGGCGACAGTGAAAATACTAGTCATGTAGCTGACCGCCGCGCGTACTGCAATCGGCAGCGCACCGATGGAAGCCGGTTCGATTCCGGCCGCCACAACCCAAACTGAGCCGTAGCCACTGGCTATCCTGAATTCATCAGTGATAGTTATGCTGCGGCCTTCTACACATGACCTTCGTGAAAGCGGTGGCAAGAGGTTGCGCTAACAACCTCCTGCCATTTTGCCCGTGCATATCGGTCACGAACAAATCTGATTACTAAACACAGTAGCCTGGATTTGTTCTATCAGTAATCGACCTTATTCCTAATTAAATAGAGCAAATCCCCTTACTGGGGGTAAGACATGAAGATGCCAGAAAAACATGACCTGTTAGCCGCCATTCTCGCGGCAAAGGAACAAGGCATCGGGGCAATCCTTGCGTTTGCAATGGCGTACCTTCGCGGCAGATATAATGGCGGTGCGTTTACAAAAACAGTAATCGACGCAACGATGTGCGCCATTATCGCCTGGTTCATTCGTGACCTTCTCGACTTCGCCGGACTAAGTAGCAATCTCGCTTATATAACGAGCGTGTTTATCGGCTACATCGGTACTGACTCGATTGGTTCGCTTATCAAACGCTTCGCTGCTAAAAAATCCGGAGTAGAAGATGGTGGAAATCAATAATCAACGTAAGGCGTTCCTCGATATGCTGGCGTGGTCAGAGGGAACAGATAACGGACGTCAGAAAACCAGAAATCACGGTTATGACGTCATTGTTGGCGGAGAGCTATTCACTGATTACTCCGATCACCCTCGCAAACTTGTCACGCTAAACCCCAAACTCAAATCAACAGCAGCCGGACGTTACCAGCTTCTTTCACGTTGGTGGGATGCTTACCGTAAGCAGCTTGGCCTGAAAGACTTCTCTCCCAAAAGCCAGGACGCTGTTGCGCTGCAGCAGATTAAGGAGCGTGGCGCTTTACCGATGATTGATCGCGGTGATATTCGTCAGGCAATCGACCGTTGCAGCAATATCTGGGCTTCACTGCCGGGTGCTGGTTATGGTCAGTTCGAGCATAAGGCTGACAGCCTGATTGCAAAATTCAAAGAAGCTGGCGGAACGGTCAGAGAGATTGAGGTATGAGCAGAGTAACCGCGATTATCTCCGCTCTGGTTATCTGCATCATCATCTGTCTGTCATGGGCTGTTAATCACTACCGTGGTAACGCCATGACCTACAAAGAGCAGCGCGATAAAGCCACATCCATCATCGCTGATATGCAGAAGCGTCAACGTGATGTAGCAGAACTCGACGCAAGATACACAAAGGAGCTTGCTGATGCTAACGCGACTATCGAAAGTCTCCGTGCTGATGTTTCTGCTGGTCGTAAGCGCCTGCAAGTCGCCGCCATCTGTGCAAAGTCAACGACCGGAGCCAGCAGCATGGGCGATGGAGAAAGCCCAAGACTTACAGCAGATGCTGAACTCAATTATTACCGTCTCCGAAGTGGAATCGACAGGATAACCGCGCAGGTTAACTACCTGCAGGAATACATCAGGACGCAATGCCTGAAATAATTTTTTTGCAAATCACAAAGTCAATTTAATGAGCCTCGCGATGCGGGGCTTTTTTTACATCTGAATTTCACAGCGCATCTCACGCGCATATTACATCACCCGAGCCTTTCAGAAAGTTGAGCCTGAGAACTGCCGTATATGGTGGCGACCATCTCGGGGCGGCTTTTCTGTGAGACAGGCTCACTTTCTAAAAGGTAAAGACGCTATGAATCATCAATTGGCTAATCTCGATTTCCGGGACATGGTGGTTGTTTCTGGTGATCGCGTGATCACAACCTCCCGCAAGGTAGCAGCTTACTTCGACAAGCAGCATCACCACATCATTCAGAAAATCGAAAAGCTAGACTGTTCGGATGAATTTCTAACCAGCAACTTTTCGCGGGTTACCTATGAACACAAGGGTAATCAGTATGTTGAATATGAAATTTCCAAAGACGGCGCGATGTACATCATCATGTCGTTTACCGGCAAAAAAGCTGCCGCCATCAAAGAGGCGTTTATCAAAGCATTTAATTGGATGCGTGACAGGCTGATGGAGATGGCTCACTCATACCAAAGAGAGCACAACGAGTTAATGCTGGAGTTCATGAAGGAAAAGGATGTTGCCAGTATGTCAGGACGCTTGCTGAACCGCTGGGGCAGGATCAAAAAACCGCAACTCATAGCAAGAATCGAAAGGCTTGAGCAGCAGGCGCAAATATCGATCCCCGGACTGCCAAAGTGACCATTCCAAAGCCCATCTACGGGTGGGCTTGATAATGAAACCGTGATTTACATCCCCACAATCCGGGTATGTAAAAGATAGTTCAGGCGAGAACAGATTTAACTAAATCTGTGCACCACCAGTTGCGGCAGTACAGCGAAACAACCCAAGCCAGAAAGTGGGGAAATAACACCGGCAGCCACTGAAAGATGAACCTCCAGCCTTATGGCAAAAAAGATTCTTTGTGGTGGCGGACTGATGGAAAGACATCGGTTATTGCAGAGGCCATTCAATGAGTGGTCTCGACAATGGCTTATACCCTACACGGGATAACTTAACTGATATCCCTTTTAACGGATAAACGGAGCCAACAATGGCAGAGATTATTCCCATGACTGAAGAACAGAAATTCCAGTTAGAGATTTACAAACTGGTCATGAACCAGAACGCAGCCGCAGAAGAAGCATTTCAATTCATCGGCACTGACGAACTGAAGCTTGAGCTATTCAAAATTCACTTCCAGTCAGGCGGCGCTAATTCAGATATCACGATCCGCACATTCGAAGCGGTGCGTAAATCGAAGGAAGCGTTAGACCTGTTCACTACCGGAGCATGATGTGAGCCGCGTAATCAATTTGGGTAAGGAGAAGAAATTCCCAATTACTCAAGAGCTATACGAGCGGCTGGAAATCGTTATCCATGATTACGATGGTGAAATCAGTTTATGCGAGGCGATTGGCACACTCGAATTGCTGAAGCAGTCACTGATTGAAGGCGCGAAAGAGTCCTCAACCTGAAATAAAAATTAAGTGAGATGAATATGGCGACTGAACCAAAAGCTGGTCGCCCCTCTGATTATATGCCGGAGGTGGCTGACGATATCTGCTCGTTGCTTTCTTCTGGCGAGAGTTTGCTGAAAGTATGTAAGCGTCCTGGTATGCCGGATAAGTCCACTGTTTTCCGCTGGTTGGCAAAGCATGAGGATTTTCGCGACAAGTACGCGAAGGCAACTGAGGCACGAGCTGATTCTATTTTCGAAGAGATATTCGAAATTGCTGACAATGCGATTCCAGATGCTGCTGAAGTGGCAAAGGCAAGACTTCGCGTTGATACACGCAAATGGGCGTTGGCCCGAATGAATCCCCGTAAGTATGGCGACAAGGTAACTAACGAGCTTGTCGGTAAGGACGGCGGCGCAATCCAGATTGAAACATCACCGATGAGCACTCTATTCGGAAAATGACCTCGATTAATCCTATCTTTGAACCGTTCATTGAGGCGCATCGCTACAAAGTCGCCAAAGGCGGTCGAGGTAGCGGTAAATCATGGGCAATTGCGAGGCTGCTTGTTGAGGCGGCACGTCGGCAGCCTGTGCGTATTCTTTGCGCTCGTGAACTGCAAAACAGTATCAGCGATTCAGTAATCCGGTTGCTTGAAGATACCATCGAGCGTGAAGGGTATTCAGCTGAGTTTGAAATTCAGCGTTCAATGATTCGTCATCTCGGAACGAATGCTGAATTCATGTTCTACGGCATCAAAAACAACCCGACGAAGATTAAATCGCTAGAAGGTATTGATATCTGCTGGGTGGAGGAAGCGGAAGCGGTAACGAAGGAATCATGGGATATCCTGATACCAACCATCCGCAAGCCGTTTTCCGAAATATGGGTGAGCTTTAACCCTAAGAACATCCTCGACGATACCTATCAGCGATTCGTCGTAAATCCTCCCGATGATATTTGCCTGCTGACGGTGAACTACACTGACAACCCGCATTTTCCTGAAGTTCTCCGTCTGGAGATGGAAGAGTGTAAACGCAGAAACCCGACACTGTATCGTCACATCTGGCTTGGTGAGCCAGTAAGCGCAAGTGATATGGCAATCATCAAACGTGAATGGCTTGAAGCCGCAACCGATGCGCACAAGAAACTCGGATGGAAAGCGAAAGGCGCTGTTGTTTCTGCACATGACCCGTCAGATACAGGGCCAGATGCTAAAGGTTACGCATCGCGTCACGGTTCGGTGGTTAAGCGCATTGCCGAAGGTCTGCTGATGGACATCAACGATGGTGCTGACTGGGCTACTTCGCTGGCGATTGAAGACGGCGCTGACCACTACCTGTGGGATGGTGATGGTGTTGGTGCCGGGCTACGCAGACAGACAACGGAAGCGTTCTCCGGTAAGAAAATCACCGCCACGATGTTCAAGGGTAGCGAATCGCCATTCGATGAAGATGCGCCTTACCAGGCCGGAGCATGGGCTGATGAAGTCGTGCAGGGCGACAACGTTCGCACTATTGGCGATGTATTCCGCAATAAGCGAGCGCAATTCTATTACGCGCTGGCTGACAGGCTGTATCTGACATATCGGGCGGTTGTTCACGGTGAGTATGCAGACCCCGACGACATGCTGAGTTTCGACAAAGAAGCGATAGGCGAGAAGATGCTGGAGAAGCTGTTTGCAGAACTGACGCAGATCCAGCGCAAATTCAATAACAACGGGAAGCTGGAGCTTATGACTAAGGTCGAAATGAAGCAGAAGCTCGGTATTCCATCTCCTAACCTGGCTGATGCGTTGATGATGTGTATGCATTGCCCGGAGTCGGCTGCGCAACCCGACTATTCCAGTTACTCAATTCCTTGTGGTGTAGGTTGATATGGCAGAAAAAAAGATGACTGATTGGCATCGCAAGGTGCTGTGCAACTTTGATAATGCCTGGTCAGCAACGCAGGATATGCGTGAGCAGATTATTGAGGCTCAACGTTTCGTCCGGGTGTCCGGCGCACAGTGGGAAGGCAGTACAAACGCTGGTTACTCATTTGATGAGGGCAGGTTTGAGCATTACCCGCGCTTTGAACTGAATAAGATTGCCCGTGAATGTGATCGCATCATTGGCGAGTATCGACAGAATCGCATCAGCGTTAAATTCAGGCCGAAGGACGATAAGGCATCGGAAGCGTTAGCCGAAAAGATGAACGGCAAATTCCGCGCTGACTATCAGGAAACATCCGGTGGTGAAGCGTGTGATAACGCATTTGATGATGCCGTAACGGGCGGATTCGGTTGTTTCCGCATGTGTGCCGATTACGAAGATGAAATGGATCCGAGTAACGAGCAGCGACGCATCAGCCTTCTTCCTGTTTACGACCCAGCGACATGCGTCTTCTTTGATCAGGACAGCAAGCAATATGACCGCTCTGATGCTATGTGGGCTATGGAAATGTTCTCCATGACGCCTAAAGCGTTCGAGGCTGAATACCCTGATTCCATCGCGGCAAGCCTTTCTCGTGATGACACTGGCACTCAATATGACTGGTCAACGCCCGATGCCATCTATGTTGGACGCTACTACGAAGTTCGCATAGAGAAGGTGAAGCTCACGGCGTGGCGCAACCCTGTTAGCGGAGAAACGGCAATCTATGATGAAGAGCAAATCAAAGATGTTGTCGACGAGCTAACCGATGGCGCATTCGAACTGATTGGTGAGCGAACGGTGAAGAAACGCCGCGTTTATTGCGGCCTTCTGTCTGGCGCTGAATGGCTGGAAGAACCGAAGCGTATTCCGGGCGAACATATTCCTCTCATCCCGGTATATGGGCGTCGTTCATTTGTTGATAATCAGGAGCGAATCGAAGGCCACGCAGCAAAAGCGATGGATGCACAGCGTCTTGAGAACCTGATGGTTTCCATGATTGCAGATAACGCCACTCAGGCTGGCGGTGATGGTATTCCTGTAGTTGATGTTGACATGATTCCTGGTCCTCTCGCCACTCATTGGGCGGAGCGCAACAAAAAGCGCCCGGCGTTCCTGCCGATGGTCAGTCTGAAAAACAAAAACGGAGATATTACTGCGCAGGCTCAGGTCAGCAGTTATACACCTCCAACACAAATGCCTCCTGCTCTTGCCGGGCTATTACAGTACACCGGAACGGCTATTCAGCAAATTACAGGTGCGTCGCAGCTTGAGAACATGCCGAGCAACGTCGCTACCGATACCGTTGATAGCATCTTTAACAGGATGGACACGCAGTCATATATCTACATGGACAACATGGCTAAATCCATGCGTCGCGCTGGCGTTGTGTGGCTTTCTATGGCGCGTGAGGTCTATGGCAGCGATACGCCAATGCGCATCGTTAATGAGGACGGCAGCGATGACGTGGCGCTGATGACTGGTGAAGTGGTTGACCGTCAGACAGGGCAGGTTATCGCGCTTAACGACCTTTCGCAGGGTAACTATGAAGTGACTGTCGATGTTGGTCAGTCGTTCGCTACTCGCCGTGATGCAACGGTTAAGTCGTTACTTTCCATGCTGGCACTTATCCCGCCTGGAACGCCGAAACACGACCTTGTGTCGTCTCTTATTCTCGACAATATGGACGGCGAAGGGATGGACGACCTTAAAGAATACAACCGCAATCAGTTGCTTCTGTCTGGCGTTATCAAGCCGAAAACGCCAGAAGAACAGCAAATGGTTGAGCAGGCGAAACAACAACAGGCCAGTCAGCCAGATCCGGCTATGGTTGCTGCGCAAGGTCAGCTTCTTGCTGGTCAGGCTGAATTGCAGAAAGCGCAGAACGAACAGGCAGCCATTCAGGTTAAAGCATTCCAGGCACAGACTGATGCTCAGGTTGCAGCGGCAAATGTTGTGAAAATCCTCGCATCTGCCGATAGTCAGCAGAAATCTGATATCCGCGAGGCTCTGAAACTGCTCGGACAGTTCCAGCAACAGCAAGGAGACAATGCCCGTGCTGATGCAGAGCTTGTCCTGAAAAGTCAGGCGCAGGGACATGCACAACGAATGGACATCAGCAGCATCCTGCAAAAATCAACCCAGCAACAATCACAGCAGTAATTAACCAATAACGTGCAATGGCTGTCTTTATGAGGCCTGGCACCCTATTGCCTTCCGATGGGCTGAACATCGAGTAAACAGGGGTAACAAATGGACCAGATGGCAGAAAACACACCAGAAGTTGAAATCGAAACCGACGCGTCAGAGCAGATTCCTGATGATGTCGAACTGGCTGAAGAAGTCGAAACAGAAGATGGCAGTGAGTCCTCCGGCAATGATGCAGAGGAAGCTACTGAAACTGATGACGACGAATCAGAACAGGAATTCTACTTTGGTGACGAAAAGCTGGATTCGCCAACCAGCGAAGATAGCGCTGAGCATGGACTGGTAAAACACCTGCGCAAGACGATTAAAGAGAAAGACCGCGAGCTGAAAGAGCTGATGCGTCAGTCCCAGAAACCCGTCGAGCAGCAGCCGGTAATCACTCAACCACCGCGAATGCCAAAACTGGATGATGAGGACATCGGTTTCGATGAAGAAATCTACCAGCAACGCATGGCTAAGTGGGCGGAGGACAACGGCAAATACCAGCAACAGGAGATGGCTCGCAAGCAGAAGGAGCAGGAGCTTCAGGCTGCCTATCAAGAGCGATTATCCAAATATCAGCAACGTGTTAAGGCTCTCAAGGTTCCTCGCTATCAGGAAGCTGAACAGGCCGTACTCGAGGAAATCCCCATCGAGACACAAAACGCGATCCTGTTTGAGTCAGAGAAGCCGGAAATCGTTGTTCTGGCGCTCGGTCGCAACGCTGAACTGCGCAAGAAACTGGCAGAAGCTACCAACCCCGTAGCAATTGGTCGTCTGCTGGAACGTATCGAATCGAAGGCCAGAATCATGCCAAAAGCAAAAACCACGGCAGCCACAACCCCGACAGTTAAGGGGAGCAACGGCGCAGTAATCAATAACCTCGACAAACTTCTCGAAAAAGCACGCGACACCGGTGATTACACCGAATACCGGGCGGCGAAGAACAAAGCTAAAAAATAATCCATCGGAGCTAAATACCTATGTCTAACCAGTTAACCAAAGACCTCGAAATCCTCTTTGAGAGCGTCATTGATAGTTTTGAGGCGTCCAATGTCGTTTCCCGCGAGTGCAGCAAGTTCCGACCGGGCGACATTGAAATGCAGCGCGCTGGCGACGTTGTTTATCGCCCTCAGGGCTACCACCTGAAAACCGTGAGCGGACTTGATCTGACTTCGGCCACTGCAAACTCACTCGTTCAGCGTCAGGTGCCTGCTCGCTTCCGCGAGCCAGAGAACGTCATCTACGAACTGGACGCAAAAGAAATGCGCGATCCGTGGCACAAAGAGCAGGCTGGCAAGGCGGCGGGTCGCCAGTTGGCGGCGTGGGTTGATAACATGATCGTCGATGAGGTGGTCGCTCGCTCCACCAACGTGGTCACCATTAAATCGGCGTCCACCGGTAGCACTCTCGGCGAAGAACTCTGGAACGCATCGGCTGACGTTGATGCAATGATGCTGTCCATTGGTGTGCCTCAGGGTGGTCAGCGCAAGGCGTTCTACAACCCGTTCAACTACAAAGACCTGGCTAAGGAGCTTGGCTCTCGCGCATATGCGGTCGGTGCAACTCTGACAGCCTATGAGAAAGCTCAGATTCCACCTGTGGCATCCTTCGACAGTTTCCGCGTTGATTATGCTGGCGCAATGAAGGCTGGTTCAGCTACCGCTGTAACTCTCGGCGGCGCAGTAAAACACAAAGTTACCGCGATGGATTCCAACGGCGCGCCTACCGATAACCGCCAGGGTGACATCACCGTATCCACTGCTGGCGTACTGGCTGTCGGCGATGCATTCACTATCGCAGGCGTTAACAGTGTCCACATGATCAAGAAGGTGGATACAGGTAAGCCGCAGGTATTCCGCGTCCTGGCAGTAAATGGCACTACCGTTACCATCAGCCCGAAAATTCTGCCACCAGACAACGCGGATAAGGCGTCTATTCCTTACCAGAACGTTACCGCCAATCCGGTGGCAAACGCGGCGATTACCATCCTCAACAAGAAGGCTGCGGCTTCCAACATCTTCTTCGCTGAGGGTTCTGTTGAGCTGATGTATGGCAAGTTGGCATTCCCTACCGGCCAGGGTCCGCAGGTTATGACCGCAACGACCGAGCAGGGTGCGACCATCATCATGGCTTACCAGTTCGACGCTAAATCTGGCAAAACGTGGACTCGCTTCACCACGCTGGCTGGCGCAAGCGTACTGGTCCCGGAATTCACCGGCCTGGTACTGGCTAACCAGTAATCCAAGGGGCTTCGGCCCCTCTTTTTTTTTGGAGATCGAAATGTCTCAAATCATGCTTTATAAGCCGGGATCGATGATCACCTGCGGCCCCCACTCGCTGGATTACATCATCGTTGATGACGAAGAAGTTAAATCTCACCTGAAAAAAGGCTGGGTAAAAACTCCTGAAGAAACCGCAACGAAGCAAAAAGTGGCTAAGGCGGAAGAAGATGGCGAAAATGAAGGGTGATCTCGTTCTAAAGGCTTTACGAAAAGCCGGGCTGTATTCCAATGCCACGTTGACAGATGCTGACCCTCAGGCAATTGAAGATGCCATTAATGACCTCGAAGACATGATGGCAGCATGGCAGGCTAAAGGTATCGAGCTTGGATATCAGTTTGCTGATACAGAAAACGGCATCATGCCGTTACCTGACGATGATTCAGGTATCCCTGCATGGGCAAATGATGGCGTCGCTTTGAAACTCGCTGTGCAAGTGTGCATGGATAACGTCATTCAGCCGTCAGACGCTCTCCTTACCGCTGCTGACAGTGCATATCAGACAATCTGCATCGCTTTAACCAAAATACCACCACTTGAGCGGCGAAATGACATGCCTCGCGGTAGTGGTAACAAAAGCGCGTTTACGTGGAATCGGTTTTACATCGAGAAAGATGATCCGAGTACGTGAGGTGAATAAATGCCGATTCAGCAACTTCCGCTTATGAAAGGTGTCGGCAAAGACTTTCGAAACGCCGACTATATCGACTATCTGCCAGTGAATATGCTGGCTACGCCCAAAGAAATACTCAACAGCAGCGGGTATCTTCGCTCATTCCCGGGCATTGCCAAACGTTCTGATGTGAACGGCGTATCGCGGGGCGTCGAGTACAACATGGCGCAGAATGCTGTTTATCGCGTGTGTGGTGGCAAGCTCTACAAAGGCGAAAGCGAAGTAGGTGACGTCGCCGGAAGTGGTCGCGTATCAATGGCGCATGGTCGAACATCTCAGGCTGTAGGAGTTAATGGTCAACTGGTCGAGTATCGCTATGATGGCACGGTTAAAACCGTCTCAAACTGGCCTACAGATCGCGGATTCACGCAGTATGAGTTAGGTTCGGTTCGCGACATTACACGCTTACGTGGCCGTTATGCGTGGTCAAAAGACGGAACTGATTCATGGTTCATCACTGACCTTGAAGACGAATCGCATCCTGACCGTTACAGCGCACAATATCGCGCAGAATCGCAGCCGGACGGCATCATCGGCATCGGAACATGGCGAGACTTCATCGTCTGCTTTGGCTCATCGACGATTGAATATTTCTCCCTGACGGGCGCAACCACTGTTGGTGCCGCTTTGTATGTCGCCCAGCCATCGTTGATGGTGCAAAAAGGAATCGCCGGAACCTACTGCAAAACGCCGTTTGCTGATTCGTATGCGTTCATCAGCAATCCGGCAACAGGTGCGCCGTCTGTGTACATCATCGGCTCCGGTCAGGTGTCACCAATCGCCAGCGCGAGCATTGAGAAAATCCTCCGCTCCTACACTGCTGATGAACTGGCTGATGGCGTGATGGAGTCTCTGCGCTTTGATGCTCATGAGTTGCTGATTATCCACCTTCCGCGCCATGTTCTCGTGTACGACGCATCTTCAAGCGCCAATGGTCCGCAATGGTGTGTGCTGAAAACAGGCTTGTATGACGATGTGTACCGCGCTATCGACTTCATTTACGAAGGCAATCAGATAACGTGCGGAGATAAGCTGGAATCGGTTATCGGCAAATTGCAGTTCGATATCAGCAGCCAGTATGGGCTACAGCAAGAACACCTGTTGTTTACACCACTCTTCAAAGCTGAGAACGCCAGATGTTTTGATCTGGAAGTTGAATCATCGACTGGTGTCGCTCAGTACGCTGACCGCCTGTTCCTCTCTGCAACCACTGACGGCATCAATTACGGACGTGAGCAGATGATTGAGCAGAATGAACCGTTCGTTTACGACAAACGCGTTTTGTGGAAGCGAGTAGGGCGCATCAGGAAAAATGTCGGCTTCAAATTGCGCGTTATCACGAAGTCACCTGTCACTCTGTCTGGCGCTCAGATAAGGATCGAGTAATGGCTGATTCGAATCTCAACACCCCTGTTATTGTGCAGGCGACGCGGCTCGATACATCAATCCTTCCACGCAATATATTCAGCCAGTCTTACCTGCTGTATGTCATTAATCAGGGGGCTGATGTCGGCGCAATTGCCGGGAAGGCAAATCAGGCTGGTCAGGGCGCTTACGATGCTCAGGTGAAAAACGATGAACAGGACGTCGAACTGGCAGATCACGATTCAAGAATCACCGCAAACACAAAAGCGATAAATCTCCTTGAGGTCAGGTTAACAACCGCCGAAGGGAAGATAGTCGTACTGCGTAGCGATGTTGATTACTTGCTGGATGAGGTTATCGATATTCAGGCGCATCTGGTCACTGTTGACCAAAGACTGGATGACGTAGAAAACGATGTCTCTGGCATTAAGAGTGATTACGTATCGAAAACCGTAACCGAATCGCAGTCTCTTGCGTCACCGCTGGATGTAAAAACATCATATTCAGTTGATGGAATTCAGGTTGTTGGAGCAAGAAATACCGGATGGACTGCAGCCACAGGTACACCTCTTCTTGGCTCATTCAACGCTAACCAGTCATACACGGTCGGCACTACGTACACACAATCCGAAGTCGCAGCTCTCGCTACAGGTTTGCAGCAGGCGCGGCAGCGTATTCTGGCGCTTGAAACGGCACTTAGATTACATGGGCTGATTGACTGATGATTACATTCAAACCAACGCGAAACATCGACCTGATCGAAGCAGTAGGAAATCACCCTGACATTATTGCCGGGAGCAACAACGGTGATGGATACGACTACAAGCCTGAATGCCGTTACTTTGAGGTTAACGTGCACGGTCAGTTTGGCGGCATTGTTTACTATCAGGAGATTCAGCCGCTTACATTCGATTGCCACGCCATGTACCTGCCAGAGGTTCGCGGATTCAGCAAGGAAATCGGGGTGGCGTTCTGGCGATACATTCTGACTAACACCACCGTTCAGTGCGTCACATCGTTCGCTGCACGCAAATTCCGCCACGGGCAGATGTACTGCGCAATGATTGGCCTTAAGCGTGTAGGAACCATCAAGAAATACTTCAAAGGCGTGGATGACGTGACGTTTTACAGCGCCACACGCGAAGAACTAATCGACTTCCTGAATCACGGGAGATAGCCATGTTATATGCATTTAAGCTGGGCAGAAAACTGCGCGGCGAGGAACCTTATTGCCCTGAAAAGGGCGGGAAAGGTGGCTCTGATAAAAGTGCAAAGTATGCCGCAGAAGCTCAGAAGTATGCCGCAGACCTGCAAAATCAGCAGTTCAATACCATCATGAACAACCTGAAGCCGTTTACTCCTCTGGCTGGGAAGCATGTCGGCAGCCTTGAGAACTTATCGTCTCTGGAAGGGCAAGGTCAGGCACTTAACCAGTATTACAACTCTCAGCAGTACAAAGATCTTGCTGGTCAGGCTCGCTATCAGAGTCTGGCGGCAGCGGAAGCAACAGGTGGATTGGGTTCCACCGCAACCAGTAATCAGTTAGCAACAATCGCACCAACGCTTGGTCAGCAATGGCTGTCTGGACAAATGAACAATTACAACAACCTGGCAAATATCGGTCTTGGCGCTCTTCAGGGGCAGGCAAACGCCGGGCAGACATATGCCAACAACATGAGCCAGATTTCACAGCAAAGCGCGGCTCTTGCAGCGGCAAACGCCAACCGACCGTCAGCATTGCGGCAGGGTGTTAGTGGTGCTGCATCCGGTGCGCTTTTGGGTGGTGGCATAGCCAGTGCTCTCGAGCTATCAACTCCGTGGGGTGCTGGTATCGGTGCTGGTCTTGGTCTGCTTGGCTCGTTGTTTTAAGGGGTAATCAATGGCTACGTGGCAACAGGGTATTAATTCTGGTGGTTTTCTGGCTGGCATCGGTACGCAAAATGAGAATGCGCCAAAGGCAAGCGACATTAACGCAACGCTTGGTCTGATCCGCGAAAACAATGAACTGGCTCGCTCAGGTGCAAATAACGTTGGTCTGACCGCGTTACGTGGTCTGGCTGGAGTTGCTGATATTTATAAGCAGCAGCAACAGCAGGAGCGTAAAGCGGCATTCCAGAAAGGTTATGCAGATGCTTATGCGTCCGGTGACAGGGAGCAGATGCGTAATCTTATTACAGCATTCCCCGAAGAGTTTGAGGAAGTCCGTAAAGGCATGGGGTATGTCGATGACGCCCAGCGGAATGATTTTGGCAATCTGGCGCTCAAGGCTCAGGTAGCTTCGTCGCTTGGTCCGGGTGCATTTGGCAGGTTCATGATGGATAACGAAAAGGAGATGCGTCGTTTAGGTATCCCTCCAGAAACTATTGCGGAAATGCAGGTTAATGACCCGCAGGGCTTCCAGCATTTCGCAGGTAATCTGGCGCTGTTTTCTCTCGGTCATGAGAAGTATTTCGATATCAAAGATCAAATGGAAGGTCGGGATATTGAGCGTGGCAAGTTGGCAGAGACGATTCGCAGCAATAAAGCTGGGGAAGGTTTAAAGGCGCAAAGCATTGCTGTTAGCCGTGAAAACTCCCTGCGCACTGCTGGAGGTGCTGTTCCTGCATCTGTTAAAGAATATCAATATTTCAACAGCCTGTCTCCAGAGCAACAAAAGACATATCTTCGTGTTCGAGGTCGTCCTGATGCTGGCGGGGAGAATGTTGTGCAACTGGCAGATGGCAGAACGGTAACGGTTGGTAGGAAGCTTCACGGCGCTGGTGCTAATGCGTTCTACGAAGGAATAGACAACGAGGGCAATATGATTCGCGTCCCCGCAAGTTCTATTGCTGCTCCGGCTACATCGGCAGCTAATGCACAGAATTACGAAATGAAGAAAGATCTTGATGCAATTTCTGGCGCATCAATTGACGATCTTGGCTTCATGACAGGTATTACAGGTTCTTCAGGTTCTTTTGCTCTTGGTGCAGATATTCGTAGCCGGGCATCTGGTGTTGAGGAGAGGAGGCTATACAACGCTGCACAGCGAATCATGGGCAAAATGCAAAATCAGGGGATTGCAGCAGCCCGAGATATGGGGGCATCTGGCATCAACACCGAAGCAGAGGCCAATAGGTATTTTCAGGGTATGCCAAAGCCTGATTTCTCAAGTCCTGAAGCGCTGCAACAATCAATGCGCGACATTCAGCAATATACCGACAATTACAACCAGCAATATAACGTTAATGTTGGTAATGGCGGGAAGAAATCATCAAGGCAACAGCCAGCTACTCAGCAATCAGCAGGAGGTAGCTACACGTCAAAATCAGGCATTCAATTTACGGTGGAATGATGAAAGTAACTGCAAACGGTAAGACATTTACCTTCCCTGATGGTACGAGCACCGAAGATATTGGCACCGCCATTGATGAGTATTTTGCTGGTCAGGCTGTTCAGCAACAAACAGTTAATCAGGCCAATAATGCACCAACACAGGAAGAACCATCATTGATGCAACAAGCTGGCGATTGGCTCACTGGTGGTCAAAGTGCAGGGCAAATTGCAGAACAGGCTGGTCGTGGTCTGGTAAACATACCATTTGACGTATTGCAGGGTGGCGCAAGTCTGATTAATGCAATCAGCCAGGGGCTTGGTGGCCCCAAGGTTTTGGATGATGTTTATCGCCCTGTCGAGCGACCGACAGACCCTTACGCGCAAGCCGGTGAAACAATTGGTGGGTATCTCCTGCCAATTGGCACAGCGGCAAAAGCTGCTGGAGCGACAGCAAAGCTCGCTGGAGATATCGGTTCCGCAGGAAACATGATTGCAGGTTCTCTTGCTGATGCTGCAAATCAGGAGGGCGACTTTGCACAAAATGCTGCCATTAACGGTGGTATCAATATTGGTGCTCAGGGGATACTTTCTGGGGCTGGAAGGATCTTAACCTCTAAATCACCTCAAGTTCTTGGTGGCGGGGCAATAAATTCCGCTGCTGATGTTTCGAAAATGGCAAAGTCTGGTACAGGAAGAGAGATTATTGCCAGACAGTCAGCTAATGTGTCAGACGAAATAGCAAAAGCAGCAGATACTGCTGGAATAGATATCAACGCATTAACTCCTGGCATGAGATCAGGTAGTCGTGGTCTTGCTCAGGCGGAGGGGATTCTGGCGTCAAAGCCCGGAATTACACAGGATGCACACACCAAAGCATTCAGTGAAATAGAGTCGAAATTTAACTCAGCATTGGATGAGTTTGGGGCTGAAGCAGGAACTGCATCAGAAAAAAGTGCAGCCATAAAACAAAGGGTTTTGGCAAGTATTGATAAAATGAAAAATTCAGAAAAGGCCGCATGGGATAGCGTCCGCTCCACGATGCCTGACGCAAAGGCCAGAATGTCAAACCTGAACGCTACAATTCAGGGTGATATTTTGGCCGGCATGCCGCTAACTCCTGAGATGAAACAATTCGCATCTGCTTATGCTAAAACTAGTAAAAAAGGAATCACGTTTGATGCCATGAAGGCATGGCGAAGTAAACTTGCTGACGCAGAGCAGAAGTATATAAGGTCTGGTGAGGCAAATACGGCAAGGCGCATGGCTGAGCTTCGTGATGCAGCAACGGAAGATATGCGCATAATGGCTCAAAATGGCGGTTTTCTTGATGACTGGCAAAAAGCTAATGATCTGTCAAAAGCAAGATTTACAGCACAAGAACAGGCTGAAGCAGCGTTTGGTAGAGACCTTGCAACTGATCAGTTGGTAACTAATGGCTCTAAGGCGTTGCAGGGTTCAGCAAAAAGTGGAACAGGTCAGTTCCATAAAATAATAAGCGCCCTACCTGAGTCGGAACGCGCGCCAGCAATTGCATCAATATTACAAGATGCAATGTCGCAAGGGGTACGCGGAGGTAAGTCTGAAGAGGCTGGAATTAAGCATATCGCGACTATTCTTACCCCACAAAACGTGAAGGCAATTAGTCGATATTCTCCAGAACTTGGCAGGATTACAAGTTCATACGGAGAACTTGCACGAGCAGCAACAAAGCCACTTCGATATGTTGAACAGACAGGGCGATCTATGCCAGCCATTAGCACTCTTGAGAATGGCCTTCATCCAGTTTTAGAGAGCGCATTGTCTGGCGCTTTTAGAACTATTGGCACTATCGCTGGGTTCTCTGGAGGAGGCGTTATTGGAGCAATAGCGGGTGGCGCTGCAGGTGGGGCAATTGATGCAATGGCAAAAGGAGCGATAGCGAAATTATCCGCAACTAGAAGCGGTCGTTACGCTATTGAAAAGGCTGTTCAAGAGGCAACAAAGGCAGTTAAGGTTGGGGCAAGTGATGGCGCATTAGCGGCGGCGGAACGCAGATTTATGGCAAATAAGGCCGCCGTAAAAGCAATACGCGAGGCACTAGGAAACGAAGAGTTCCAGCGTTTAGCAAGAGCTGGAATTGTGGCATCGCTAAGCGGAATGGCACAGGAGTAATTAGTCATCCATGGATGGATTGAGCTTATCTCGTGTTGATGTGGCAATTTTCCCAACATTTTTCAACCAAGATTTTAAGAAGGATATGTCGTCCTTAATATCATGAATATCCTCATTCTTTATACGATCAACCTTATCCTCTAAGCTCTCTATAGAACGCTCAATGCTAGACAGAGAGATTTTTAAGTCCCCTTGCTCACGTTCCAGTGAGGATTTGAGAGCACAATATTCGTTTTCTAGAATTCCTATTTTTTTTGTTAGAGAGTGCATTCGATACTCATACACCAAACCAGAAACGACTAATGCAGCCAACAGAAACCATTCAAGCACACCAACCTCCTTAGTTTTGCTCAGGATACCAGATGATAATGTGTAGTTGGAGTAGCGCGGTTGTAATGCAAGCATTTTGTTTTGGTTTTATGCTTGCTTGTATGTGTGTACAGTGTATATAATGCAAGCATATATCACAACAAGGTGCTTGCATTATGACTGAAAAGAAAAGTGGCGAAGGGAAAGCTAAGGGCGGTATCGCTCGCGCAAAGTCGCTGACTAAAGAGCAGCGTTCTGAAATAGCAAAGAAAGCAGCGGCTGCAAGATGGAAGGATAAACCATTAATTGCTACGCATAAGGGATCGTTCCAGCATGAATTCGGGATTGATGTTGAGTGCTATGTGTTAAATGATGATAACAAAACTGCCGTTATTAGCCAGAGAGGCATGGGAGAAGCGATTGGTCTTGGCGAAGGTGGCAGCAGGTTGCCAAAGTTTATTCAGGGGAAAACTATTTCTCAGTATATCGGGCATGAATTAAGGGCAAAACTTGAAAATCCTCTTATTTTTCAATACAAACAGGCGGGCACGAACACTCCAGCTAATCCTGTAATACATGGCTACGATGTAACAATATTAATTGATTTATGTCGAGCAATCTCTAATGCTAAAGCTGAAGGTAAGTTGCTTTCCAGTCAGGAAGGGATTGCTAAGCAAGCCAGAATCATTATTGATGCATCAGCCAAGGCGGGCATTCAGGGGCTTGTTTATGCTTTGGCAGGGTATGACAGAACAAAAGAAGAGGTAATTCAAGCATATAAGCGATATGTTGCTGAAGAGGCTCGTGAGTATGAAAGAGAGTTCACCCCTGAACTTTATGAGCATTGGTATCGTCTGTATGGTATAGACAAACCAGTTAGAGGGCGACCATGGGCGTTTAAATATCTTACGATAGATCACATTTATTACCCATTAGCCAGAAGTGAAGGAAAGGTATTTAATTTAGCAAAAACGTCAAAAGAAGAAAAAGGCAGCAAGAACGATAAAATACACCAGTTTTTATCAGAGGTTGGAGTTAAGGCTCTTAGAACCCAAATAGGTAAGGTTACTGGTATTGCAATGGTTTCTGATACTCGAGAAGAGTATGAGAAATACATAGATGAAAAGGTTATTGGACAAAGAACCATAGACTTAAAAGATAAAGAATAAGAAAAACCCACCGTCAGGTGGG